AGTACAAACCGTAAAAGTAATGGTCTGGGTTCATTGCTGCCTTTTCTTCTTCTGTTGGCTGATAGATAAGATTTTCTTTGTACTGATAACTTTTTTCCTTTTAAATCCATACTGACCAAGTAAGCCAGTTTTATTGTAGCTATATTCTTTTAAAAAAGCGTTGAGGTCGGAAAATGAATTAGTAGATAATAAGTATTCTAAAATCAATCCGCTTGCTCGTGCATCTGATAAAGCGTTGTGGTGGTCTAGCTCAATATTCAAATTTTTAGCTAGTCTTTTTAGTTTGTAATTCAATTGTCCAGGGAGAGCGACCTTGGCTAATCGATACGAACAAATATATTCTATATTATCAAAATCCAGCTCGTATTTTTGGTATACATCTTTAAGAGCACCCATATCAAACTGTGCAAAGTGGGCTACAACTATATCAGAACCAATAAAATCAACAATCGCCTTTCTCACCTCTGGGAATGTAGGTGAATCAAGAACATCTTCAGGTGTAATGCCATGGATGAAAATATTGAAATCATCAAACTCTTCTTCTGGATTGATTAAAGTGTAAAAAGCATCAACAATATTTCCATCTTTAAATTTTACTAATCCGATAGAACAAACACTACCGCGAAAGTCATTCGCAGTTTCAACATCTAAAGCAACATACGAGTAAGACATATGAGTCTCCTTTCACTCCATCAATGCAAAGTATTCCTCTTTTACCATGACTTCATTCGTCATGGTTTTTAGATTGTAGTAGGACATGAATTTGAGGTAATCAAACTCTGTGGGGTCGTCTAAGCTTTCTATCGCGTCTTTTACGAGATGATGGATCATATTCCTATCAGCTTCGTTTTCACAGCGTAGGCGAGCGTTCTGGTACTCTGAGCGTGTGTGGTCTTTGTGTCCAAGTTCATGCAGTAGTACTTTAACTCTCTCTTTCTTGCTGAGTTTGTTAGACAAGAAAGCTGTATTGGTTTCTTTTTCGTAAAATCCAAGTTCATCAGGCATCAAATCTCCATCAAAATCGATAATACGAATCTGAAAATGACTTATAATTTCTTTTTCAGTCACTAAGCAGTACCTCTAATCACCAGCTTCTTTGAGATAACCTTCAATGATAGACTGGATGATTTTCTTCTTTTCATCTGTTAATTCTCGACCGCCAAACATCATGACATTAGATGCCATTTCTTCAACGTTTAGAGTCTTACCTTCCCATTTGTAGTCATGACTACCAGCGATTGTTGGGTTATCCGTGCGACCAAGTAAATAATCTGTGGACACGTTGAAGTAGTCAGCAATCATTGAAACTCGTTCAACATTTGGTGTGGATTTCTTCATGTTATAAATTGTATTTCTGCTAAAACCTAGTTTTTCTTCAAGTTTATTTAATGAAATACCTTGTTTGTCAGCCAATTCTTTTATTTTTTCAAATGTGAAAAACATTGATACATCAACCTTTCTAAGGCATGACAAAAAATATTTAATAAATTTACTACAAAACTGTTGACAAAGTTTAATAAATTTACTACAATAGTTTTTGTAAGCTAAAGAGTTAGCGAACAAGACAACTAAAAAATAAAGCCTAATGAAACTGATTGGCGTCCGTTTTCTAGGTATAACCTTACTTTTTAGTAGGTCTTTTCTCTATGTTTTGATTTTAATAAATTTATTTATCAATGTCAAGAAATTCGCTAACTTTTTAGATAATTTTTTAAAAGGAGGTGAGGAAATGAGACCAAGACGATATCCGTATAGTGGGAAAAAAGAGTCTACCCTCGTAAAGGCAGACCCTGAATTAGTAGAAAAAATTCTAAGAAACACTAGTTTTCTTGAGCGTTTACAAGTTCTGTTAGCAACGAAACCGTAGTTTCTGTACTGAGTTTATGAGCGACAAGGACGCTATTAAGAATAGCCTTTCTAATTTCCATGTCGATTGGGTATTCTTTAAATACCTCATCTAACATATCTTGGATAACTGGAATAGCATCGTTGATAATTTCTTGAGAAACTTGTAAAACATCTTCTTTAGTGAGTTTTGACATATAAAATTTCCTCCTTTCTATTGGAATTTTGACTAAAACGGTGAGAGGTCCTAGTCAAGATTATTATAGCAATTTAGGAAGATATTACCTCAGTCTTGAGACTGATATAGGAGGTTGAATGGAAGATAAAATCATCGAACTTGCTGATTACTTCATCAGCGAGAACACAACGTACAGAGAAGCTAAAATAGCGTGTGAGAAGCTATTTAAACAAGCCAGCCATGAGATAGAACTCAGAGCGCTGGAAAGTGAAACGAAGAAATAGAAAGGAGAAAGATGAGTAAAGAACTAAAGATAATCAAGGCTAAAATCAAAACTCGTTTGATTGAGTTGGATATGACTCAAGCTGAATTGGCAAAACAAGTATCTGTAGCATCATCAGTTATTTCAGAGTTGCTGAAGTATGGCAAAGGTAGTGAGTCTGTTAAGGAAAAAGTTGCAGATGTTTTGGGTATTGAAAACCCTTGGAGAAATCACTGAGAGGTCCATACATGCAAGCGAAAATAATACTGAATTGGCAGAAGAAAAATCACCAACTTAGTCAGATGATGATCGATAGTCTTGAGGGACTAGATGTTTGGGAAACTATTTTAACACTAGGAAAAGTAAGAAGAGGAATATTATGAACGAAATTTTTAATTTTCACGGGCAGGAAGTCCGTACTTTGACAATTGATGACGAGCCTTGGTTCGTTGGGAAAGATGTTGCAGACATCCTAGGATATAGCAAGGCTAGAAATGCGATTGCTCTTCATGTTGATGAAGATGACGCCCTAAAACAGGGCCTCACAGATAATTTAGGAAGGGTCCAAGAAACTATTATCATCAACGAATCTGGTCTCTACTCTCTTATCTTATCCAGCAAGTTGCCTCAGGCTAAAGAGTTTAAGCGCTGGGTGACATCAGAGGTTTTGCCAGCTATTCGCAAGCAGGGCGGTTTCATTCGCGAGGACTTGGACGAGGATGCCTTTATCGCTCTATTCACTGGTCAAAAGAAATTGCGTGAGCAACAGGTTACCATGCTTGAAGATATTGACTACCTCAAGAGTGAGCAACCGATTCATCCTAGCTATGCTCAATCATTACTGAAGAAGCGCAAAGCTCGTGTCGTGGCTTGCTTAGGTGGTATTGATAGTCCAGCTTATGCGGATAAGACTTTCGCTCAGTCAGTCTTTAGACAAGCTGAGATTGATTTCAAAGACCACTTCAACATTAGTCGCTATGATTTGCTACCGAAAAAGTTTGCAGATGCAGCCTTGGCCTACTGGATGACGTGGGAGCCAAGCACAAACACTAAGATGAAAATCATGAAATTAAACTCATTTGATGACGTCTAGAAAGGGGAAGAAGATGGACAATGTTCTACTTTCACTGTCTGAATGGATTAAATCTATTATCAAGGACACAATCACAAGGCTAGTCGAAATAGAGAAAGATAGTGATCACTATCCAGAGTTGATGGATGTGAACACTACCTGCGAATTTCTAGGAATTAAGTATGCCACCTTTTCAGATAATTATCGTTACTTAAAGGGATTTCCAAAGGAATTACCTGGTAAGAAATGGTCAAAAAGAGCCATCAAAGAATGGCTCTCTAATCAAATATAATAACTTTACTAAAAGGCTTCTGGACAAGGTCTTAGCAAAATTATTTGACTATATTATAGCACAAAAAGAGGATAAGGAGATAAAAATGTTTGAACCACCGATTTTAGACCAGTTGATGGGGGTTGGAGCCTTACTGCTTGGATTTGCAGGGGCTTGCCGTCATATCAAATTACAGGAACAACGCAAGGAAGAAGAAAGACGAGAAGAGCAAGAATTTGCGTCTATGATTATTCAAGGCTATAACCATGCTTACGAACGTGGTAGAGAAGCTGAACGTCAAGAAATCCGCAAGAATATTCGTCGTCCGTTCAAGGGCTTTACCTACGACAATGAACCGCCTCAAGGATTGCGTCCTGAGCCGTTAGCTTTGCCAGAACCTAAACAGTCTGCAATCAGATTTTTGTAATGAGGAGGTCAGGAAATGGAAGAATTGATTGAATGGCTTGAAACCAAAGAAAAATTAAACAGGGAAATGATTTCTGACGAGGAAACATCGGACTTTAACCTACATCTAGAAAATGATAATGATACCATGTTCATGATCAAGGAATACTTGAACGATTATAACAAGCTAGCCAAAGACTATCGAATTCTATCGTCTGAAAATCGTCTACTTAAGCTTGAAAAAATGGAGCTGGAAGGCAGGCACATCTATGAGGATATGCGGATGAAGTACCGTGCCAATCGTAGGAAGTGGGGTGCTCGGTATGTCTGAAATTAAGTGGATAAAAATCACAACCGATATTTTTGACGATGAAAAGATTTGCCTGATTGATGCCTTGCCTGATCCTGATGCCATCTTAGTGATATGGTTCAAGATTTTGACACTTGCTGGAAAACATAACAGTAATGGTTTGTTGATGATGACTGATAAGGTTCACTATACAGATGAAATGTTAGCTACTATTTTTCGTAGACCATTGAATACAGTAAGAATGGCTATTGGAGTTTTTGAACAGTTTGGGATGATTGAGATTATCGATGGTATTATTAGCTTGCCAAATTGGGAAAAACATCAAAACGTTGACGGAATGGAGAAAATCAAGGAACAGACACGTAACCGTGTAGCCAAATACCGTAAAAAACAGAAAAATCTTGCTCTTGGTAACGTTACAGGTAACGTTACAGTAACGGACGGTAACGCACTAGAAGAAGATAAAGATAAGAATAAGAATAGATTAGATAAAGATAAGAATAAGAAAAGAATAACTACTACTAGTAGTGGTAGTGAAGAAAATATCTTAGAACTTTTTCAATCTGAGTTTCGTAGACTCTTATCTGGATTTGAAATTGAAGAAATCAACCATCTACTAAATGAGAATGATGTGGATTTGGTGAAAGAAGCATTGAAGACTGCTATTAACTCAGGAAAGCCGAACATCAAATATATTGGTGGGATTTTAAGAAATTGGCAGATGAACAATGTTACCACTGTTGAACAGGTTCGTCAATCGGAAAAGAAGAACAAGGATAAGAAAGAAGAACAGGAGGCCAAGGACGAATGGGGGTACTAGAACTAATTGAACAATTCGAGATTGACTATTATCCGTTAAGCTACGAGAAGAAAACTCTTTTAGCAGACCAACCAATTCATCAAGTGGTTGCCTGCTTGTCTGAAATGGCTAGCTGGCATGAATGCGGAGGTCGGCTAGTATGGTAGACAATGTGTTTGAGGAAATCGCCTTATCTTATCGTAGGAATACAGAACAACAAGAAGAGTTCTGCGAAAAGCATAACATCCCTTTGATAAAGATATTGAGGACCGAGAGTGTTGTATGTCGCATGTGTGAATCTGAGCGGATTCATGAAGAAAATCAGGAAAGAGTGAATGAACTGGCTAATGCTGAGAATGAGCGAGAGAGGAAATACTATCTTGAAAAGTTCTCTCTTTATGATGAAGTTTTGAAAAATGCTACTTTGGACAATTTTGAAACACCAACCGAAAAAGAAGCGGAAAAGCTAGCTTTTGCAAAGAGGATTTGTCGTGAGTGGTCTGAGGGTGCTAGGAACAACATCGTGTTACAAGGAGAAGCTGGAACAGGTAAGAGCCATTTGGCTTTTGCTATGGTTAAGGCTCTATCTGAGTACACGAAAGAGATTGCTATTTTTATTAACGTAACTGACTTGCTGATGAAGATTAAAGCTGATTTTAGTCAGGAAGAGTTTCTGGTCAATAAAATTGCTAGTGCTAAGTTCTTGGTTTTGGATGATTTAGGAATGGAAAAAGATAGCGAATGGTCATTTACTATTCTCTACAATATCTTGAATAAGCGTTCAAACACAATCATTACCACAAATTTGATTTCTGCCGATATTCAAAAAAGATATGGCAGACCTTTCATGTCCAGACTAATGAAGGGTGTAGATAAAGACCATTTGATGGTTTTCAATGATTTGACAAACAAGCGAAAGCAATATTTTTAGAATAGGGGTGGCTGATGTTTATTTTAAAGCATGGGACAAGAGAGGATAAGCCGTTTCTAAGGTCTGCAATTATCAGTGTGACTGGATTGGACATTTCATGTTCTGAGGAGAAGAAAGCCATGCGGTTTGTTTCTCGGGCGGCTGCCGTACAGGTTGGAAAGGCTTTGAGGGGTTCCTTTGGGAACTTTTACCCTGTTGAGGTGGAGTGATGATGAAATTCTTAAATGGTGACTGCATGGACATCATGAAACAATATCCTGATAATTACTTTGACCTAGCTATTGTTGATCCACCATATTTTTCTGGTCCAGAAAAAAGGAAATTTTACGGACGGAAAATCAGTCCAATAGGTGTAAGCAGACTCTATGGCGAAATCTCAGAGTGGAAAATTCCAAACAGAGATTATTTTGATGAACTTTTCAGGGTATCTAAAAATCAAATTATTTGGGGTGTGAACTACTTCGACTATTCTTTTGGTTCTGGCCGTATTGTGTGGGACAAAGTTAATGGTCAATCAAGTTTTTCAGATTGTGAGATAGCGTACTGCAGTTATCATGATAGTACTAGGCTATTTCGTTACATGTGGAATGGTATGATGCAAGGTAAATCAATCTCTGAAGGTCATATACAACAAGGAAATAAGGCATTGAATGAGGTTAGAATCCATCCGACACAAAAACCAGTCAACCTTTACCTTTGGTTATTGCAAACTTACGCAAAAGAAGGCGATAAAATACTTGATACTCACGTCGGTTCAGCAAGTAGCTTGATTGCTTGCGGAGAGCTAGGATTTGACTATGTTGGATGCGAGATTGATAAAAGTATTTTCAACCTCGCTCAACAGAGACTTGATGCTTATGAGAAGCAGTTGAAGTTATTTTAGGAGGTATTGATGTTAGAGCTTTACTTCGTCTATAACGGGCACTGCAAGTTTTACCTTGGGAGGTTTGACAATGTCGATGATCTCATTGAGCAGATGGAAGATCATCAGTGGGCTTTCTCGGCTATCACTCATCCAAGATTTCAGAAGCACATTGGTCAGCGGACGACACGATTTGACTACGGTTCTAAGGATTGTTACTATTTAGCGACTTTTTCAGGAGGAGAAAAAAATGATTGAACTTATTAAAGAATTTGGAATGGCTATTCTGTGGTTATTTCTCGGCTATTTAGTCGGGGAACGTGCAGCAAGAAAGGAAAAGAAAGATGATCAATAACGTTACATTTTTAGTGGGAGGTAAGAAACATGGTTGGAGTAACCTATCAGGAAATTCATCTCTTTGTTGAATTTTTGAAAGAGCAGTACGGGCAAGGTCGTCCAGACTATATTGAAGCCCTGAACGACTTAGACGGTCTGGTGGAAGTCTCCTACAGAGAAGCTATTGAAAGATTTTTAGAAGATGAAGTACGATAAACAGGCTGAGATTGACGGACTGAAACGCACAATCGAGCAAAACGAAGAGAAGATAATCGAGTATTCGAAGCCGTGTGATGCACGCAAGAGACGGATTAGAGCGCTGGAGCGCGATTTGTTGAAGAAAAAGAATAAAGAATTAAGACGGAAAGCGGAGGAGTTGGAAGATGATGGAAGAGTTAAAGAAAAAGTTAATGCAGTATACAACTGGACGGTAGAAGACGGGAAGCCGCAACCTCCCCAGCAAGATTTACCACAAGCAGTGAAAGACCGGGCGGACTATTTTTGGGAAATGGCAGAAGATGGTATGACGTTTATGGGAGCGATGGAATGCATCTTCGCTGATGAAAAGCCTACAGACTATGATTTGGGAGCTACTAAGGGTTGGTTGCCAAAATCTAAGGAGTTTGATGATTGGGTTGGCTATTCGCCAGGAATGTCTCAGGTAGTTATTGCAGTTTATTTGATTTATGGAGGAAACTAAGATGAATAAGCAGGAATTGATTGAGAAATATAAAAAACTTGAGGGTGTATGGAATGCTGAAGGAGCAGAACTAGCTCGTCAAATTTTTCTGCAAGACTTGGAACAACTAGATAAACCAAAACCAGTCAAAGTTCCGCAGTGTGTGGCGGAATATATAGAATTTAAAAAGAAAAACAATTTTCATGTTTACGGTGCAATGAGAGTAATTGAAGATCATTATGATAAGAAAGTTCCTGAGTGGTTTTACGAAAATAACATCGAAAAATTCTGTCTTGCTTGGCTTGACGGCTACGAGGTTGAAAAAGAGAAGCGGTATTTTGTTAAGATTAAAGGGAATATTAAAGAAAATATGTTGGTTTATGGAGAACTTTTGAAAAGGTATTTCTTTACAAAAAGCTTTAGTTTAGACGATGTTATATATTCCCACACCCGTAAAGAACTAGAAGACGCAAACTTCGGCTGGGTGTTTGATTGTGAAGGAATTGATATAGAGGAGGTGGAAAATGAATAAAGATCTAATTGAAACACCACGCTTTAACTTTTTTATAGGGGATGAAGTTCTCTTGAAAGGGAAAATAGTCGGTTTTGATGTAGATGAGAACAAGTGCGTTGAAAATGTTGTTAGATTGGAATACGGGCAAACTCTCAATGTACCCAACAATAATATTTATATTACAGACGACATCGTTGATAAATCCAAAATTAAAGTCGTAGTACCGCAGTTTGTGGCGGATTGGTATGAAGAGAATAAGGATTCTTTTGAATTTAATGTTTGTGATTGGATTGCTTTCAGGGATGAGGCTAAAAAATCAGAAAATAGAGAGTTTAATAATTGGATTAATAATAGCAGAGAAAATCCTATTCAAACCCTCGTCAACATGAACCAATTCGGCTACGAGGTCGAGGAAGAGAAGCGGTATTTGGTGACTTTAAAAAATAGGCAGCCTTTGGTCAAATCGCAATCAGGGAGTACTCTTTATTTTAGTCAAGATATAACAGCTAGGAATTATAAAGGTACTCAAAAAGAACTAGAAGACGCAAACTTCGGCTGGGTGTTTGATTGTCCAGGGATTGAGATTGAGGAGGTGGAGTGATGAGCCTTACGCTAAATAGCACAATTGGAGACTTAGTTTTGGCAATCGGAGAAATTATCGTTGGTTCTGATGGTAAAACCACTACAGCGATACTGGAGATACCTGATCAAAGCTTTTACTTAGAGATTGAGCTTAAATTGAAGGAGGAGGTCATAAATTGAAACGATTCATAGCTATCTGGATTCTGCTATCTGCTGGATTGAATATCTGGCAGAGTATCTACATTAAAAAGTTAGAAGAAAAGCGCCCTATTGTCGTCTATAAAGCTGATAACGCAGGCGCTGAGATATTCGGTAAAGTCGTCGAGAAAGGACGGCATGGCAAGCTATACACGCTTACCATTCGTGACTACGGGGTGTTCGTGGTTACGAAGGACGTGTATGAGAAAGTGAAAGTTGGGGATGAGGTGATGTTGTGAAATTCTTGGATTTATTCGCAGGAATTGGCGGTTTTCGTTTAGGAATGGAGTCTGCCGGCCATAAATGTATTGGCTTTTGTGAAATTGACAAGTTTGCTAGAGAAAGCTATAAAGCGATACACAATACGAAAGGAGAAATAGAATTACATGACATCACAGCAGTATCAGATGAATCTATTCGAGGAATCGGAAGTGTGGACATTATCTGTGGAGGATTTCCGTGCCAAGCTTTCTCAATTGCAGGAAACAGACGAGGTTTTGAAGATACACGAGGAACTTTGTTCTTTGAAATTGCTAGGTTCGCATCTATTCTCAGACCTAAATATCTATTCCTTGAGAATGTTAAAGGATTGCTCAATCACGAAAATGGAGTTACATTCGAGACCATTATCTCAACCTTGGATGAACTGGGGTACAACGTGGAATGGCAAGTGCTTAACAGCAAGAATTTCGGAGTCCCCCAAAATCGGGAACGAGTGTTCATTATCGGACATCTTAGAAGAGAACGTACCAGAAGAATTTTTCCTCTCAGCGGAAAAAATCAGTCAACTAGTAACCAATCAGTCATGAAAATTGGGAATATAAACCCATCTGGCAACGGAATGAATGGGGAAGTCTATCAAGCTGATGGTCTAGCTCCCACGCTAACAACAAACAAGGGAGAGGGGCAAAAGATAGCAATAAAAAGCAATACTATAAAACAATTTGGGGTATTGCAACCCAATTTTAATCAATGTGGAGTGGTTTACGAAACAGATGGCATCGCACCAACTATCAGAGCATATCAAGGCGGAGGACTTGAGCCTAAAATTATTCAACGTGGTCATGGTTATAATCAAGGCGGAGAACATGACATCGCTCCCACTCTGACAAGTAATAGATATCATGAAAATAATCATTTATCAGATGGCTTTCGAATCAGAAAGCTAACACCTAAAGAATGCTGGAGGTTACAAGGTTTTCCTGATTGGGCTTTTGACAAAGCGCAAGAGGTCAACTCTAACAGTCAATTATATAAACAAGCAGGAAATAGCGTGACAGTTAATGTCATAGCAGCAATAGCAAAGGAGTTATCATGAACGCACTAGAAAAAGTCGAACAATGGTTTATCGACCGTGAAATCAAAGACCGAAAAGGTCGCTGGATTGATGGCTCGTTTGTCAAAGAGGAGGATTTGGCATGATACCGAAATTTAGAGGGTTATCCATTGACGAAAAAAGCAAAGGAGAATGGCAATACGGACATTTAATTGAAGATAGAGGAAGAGCATTTATTATCAGCGAAGTGGTAGAAGCCAATGAACAATACATTACTATAGGTTCTTGGTGTCCTGTAAATCCAGCAACATTAGGACAATCAACAGGACTCAGAGACAAGAACGGCAAGGAGGTATTCATCGGTGACATCGTTAAATGTACAAGAGGATGTCTCCATGAAGTATATTTAGAAAAAGAATACGGTGGCACATACATAGGTGGAATGCCTGCTGTATACCTAAAAGGATTTGGAGATGGATATGCGTGGACGGAATATGAGGAAATCATCGGCAACATCTACGAAAATCCGGTCAGGAGGTAAGATTTGGCAATAGACATCAAAAAAAGATTGAAGGCTTTGCCTTATATCGATATCAAAGCTAAGTCAAAGCACCAAGAAATCATCAGTTTGAAGTCAGGTATTTTACGAGGACAGCAGTTCGACAGCATGCCAAAATCAAAAAGTAACAAGAATCAAACTGAAGAATTGAATGTGTTGATTATTGACAAGTCAGAACAGCTATATAAAGAAATCAAACAAATGTACCACGAACGTGACGAACTCGTTCAAGCGATTGAGTCGCTCGATGATCCAGTGGAAAACATCGTGATGCGATTATTGTACATTGACGGATTATCTTGGAAAGAAGTTCAAATAAAACTAAATTGTAGCCCTGCCACCATCCAACGAGCAAAACATAAAGCGTTACTAAAATTATCTAAAATGTATGATAAGAATGATAGCAAATGATAATTTTAATGTGGTAAATTAGTATCATGAAGAATAGCAGAGAGGAAACCTCTGCTTTTTTTTGCATTAAAAGGAGGTGAGGATATGTGGTAGTTGTTGAACCAATCCGAAATAGAGATGATGTTCAGCTTATGATTGAATGGCTGGCGTTGCATAGTGCAGTCAAAGAGTCAGATAGACAACGCAACCTCATGCTCTTCCTTTCTGGTGTTAATTTGGGATTTCGTATTGGTGATATCGTTAAACTGAAAGTAAAGCACGTTAAAGGTTGGCATGTCCAGATCGTCGATGAAAAGACAGACAAGCCAACCAAACGAAAGATGCCAAAGAAATTCAAGAATGCTATGAGGCAGTACATAAAAGATAAGAAAGATGAAGACTTCCTCTTTCCAAGCCGAAACGGAAAGCATCAGCATATAAAACCTAACACAGCTTATAAGATTATCAAAAGAGCTGCTGAAGAAGTTGGTCTGGAAAACATAGCTACTCACTCTATGAGAAAGACCTTTGGTTTATTCATGTACGAACAAACCAAGGATGTCGCTCTGATAATGGACCTACTGAATCACTCAAGCCAGAGTATTTCACTTCGGTATATCGGCAAAAATCAAGATTCACAAGACAGAGCCATGACGAAATTTCAGGGCTTTTAATTTTTTATTTTAACATCAATTCATTGTTTTAAGGTTATGATGATTTCATTTCGCACATGCAAGATAAACGCTTGATAAAGCTGAGTTAAAACTCATGTAGCGAGTTCACTAGAATATGTAAAACAAGGAATTGAAAGAGTAAAAACAAAGGAGATTGCACAGTTATGAAAGGTATTATTAAAAGACTTTTTAATAAAAGAACCACTAAACAAAAACCATTAGGAAAAATTGTAGTTGGAGTCGAAATTGAAAATCGCTCAGAATTAAAAGAGTTAACTCAACAATGTTGTGAAGCAATCGAACACTTGAACAATTGTATTGACAAGCTAAATAAATTTGAGCTCAAAGTATCAACATCAATAATCAAATGATTGAAGTTTCAACTCGAGAAGAGCGCAACCAGTTTTACAATTCCAGCGAGTGGAGAACGATAAGAAGGCAAGCACTTAAACGAGATCATTACGAATGTGTATGGTGTAGGGATGAAGGCAAGGTCACGACTACTAATTTAGAAGTTGACCATATCAAGGAGCTAGAGTTATATCCAGAGTTCGCGCTTGATATCGATAACCTACGAACATTGTGCAAAGCATGTCATAATAAAAGGCATGATCGTTTTGATAAGAATGACAGAAATTTCCGAAAAGATGAATGGTGGGGTTAGGTGAACGAATCTTAAACACCCCCCGGTCAAAAAAATCAGGAAATTTCAAAGGAGCCAGTAAGCGGTCTGCACTCGACTGTCCAAATTTTTAACAAAAAATTAAAGGGGGTGGGGGGTAATGGAAGAATACTCGGAAAAAATATAAAAGAATTAGAAAATCAGCTACTTTCCAAAATCGGCTATTTCAGTCCGAGAAAAAAGGATGCGATCCAGTACGAAAAAGTGAATCGTTATCTTTATCTTGTCAGATTGCTATATGAGCTGAAAGCTAAACTTCATGAAGACGGATTGGTCATCACTGTTCACAATGGGCAACAGAGATTCCAAAAAGCGAATTCTCTCATCAAGGAAATCAACACAACAAGCAATCAGCTTTTGGCTATTGAGCGATCGTTTGATTTTGAGGTTGAAAATTCTCCTGTTGAGAAACCCACGTCTGGAAGTGACCTGCTATGATTTCTCATCCCTTGGTTGATGACTACATCAAAATGGCCGAGAGTGGAGAAATTGTCGTCAACAAGGAAAGGAAGTTGCTGTTTAAAATCATCAAGGAGAAAATCTATCCTCGTGATGATTTGTATTTTGATAATGACTTGATTGATAAGTTCATTCGTTTTGCGGAAAAGAATTTTTTCCCTCTGGCCAAGTATCAGCTTTTCTTGACTCCGTTTATCTTTCTTTTTCGGAAGGAAGACGGGGAGCCACACTTCGACGAGTATTTGTACACACTTGCTCGTGGGGGTGGTAAGAATGGTTTTATGTCTGCCAGATCCTCGTTCTTTATCAGTCCTATCTACCCTATCAGAGATTATGATGTGACTATCACTGCCAATTCTGAGAAACAGGGCAAGGTTTCATTTGAGGAGGTCTATGAGACTATTCAAAGGCGTGGCCTTGAGGACCATTTCTATCTAACTAAAATGTCTATTACAGGTCGAGCGAACAACTCGGTCTTTTCTTTTCGGACGAATAATCCGAAGACCATGGACTCCGCTCGTGATGGCTGTCTTGAGTTTGATGAGATTCACCAGTTTGAAGATGATAAGGCCGTGAAGGTTCAACGGTCAGGTCTCGGTAAGATTGCTCATGCTCGGACTTTCTACAACGGTACGAATGGGTATGTGCGTGAGGGATTTTATGACAAGCTGATAGAGAAGTCTATGCAAATCTTGAACGGAGAGGTTGATGATTTCAGGCTCTTTCCTTTCATCTGTAAGTTAGACAGTGCGGATGAAGTGGATGATATGAAGAAGTGGCCAAAGGCAAATCCGATGTTGGATGAAAGCACTCCTTACGCTAAGAGGTTACTTGCAAGAACTAAAGCTGACTATGATGACCTTGAGTTGGAACCATCTGGTCGTCAGGAGTTTATGACTAAACGGATGAACCTTCCTGAAGCTGACCTTGAGAAAGATGTCACCTCTCGTGAAAAGTTAGTTGCTTGTTTGCGTTCACCTGGTATTGACTTGTTAGGTAAGTCTTGTGTTGCAGGGTTTGACTATGCTAGTATTCGAGACTTTGCAAGTGTTGGTTTGTTGTTTAAGAACGGGGATGAGTTTATCTGGAAACAACATTCATTTGCTCGTAAAGTGTTTTTGAAAGCTTTCAAACTAAAAGCCCCTATTCAGGAATGGGCAGATAAAGGTTTGTTTACGATTGTGGACGGTCCTAGCATTGATCCGCGGCTGTTGGTTGCGAAGCTGGAAGAATGGAGTAAGTTTTATCAGATTGAACTTGTATGTGCTGATGGTTTCAGAATGGACTTGTTAAAACCGCTTTTGGAAGAGGCTGGTTTTGAATATGAGTTCTTGCGGAATCCTGGGGCGATTCAATCTAAGGTTGCGCCAATCATTGAAGACGGATTTGCCAATGAGCGGTTTGTCTTTGAGAACGATAACTCTATGATTTGGTATACGGATAATACCTATATCAAAGAGGATAAGGATGGCAATAAGCGTTTCTTGAAGAAAGAGCCGGTCAGAAGAAAGACAGATGGTTTCCATGCCTTGATTGCTGCTCTATACAAGAGGGAGCTAGTACATGAGTCAAACGTTGGGGAATTCCTTGACATGCTCGATAGCTGGGACTTTTAATCTAAGAATAAATTTTGGGTGGGTGGTCGGCAAAAATAAGAGGAAGGAGGGGAAGCATGGGATTCTTAAACTTATTTAAGCGTGATGCGCCTGATGTTGGTTTTGACTTTGAAGAGTTGGAACGAATGTTGGGACGCTTGCAATTGAAGAGTTTAGCGATTGATAAGTCGGCGGAGTTTGTGGCTCGTATCTTTGCTAAGTCGGAATTTCGGTATATGGTGGAGAATCATCATGTGACGTCAGACTGGGATTATATTTTAAATGTGCGTCCCAATAAGAATGAGTCGGCCTCAGAGTTTTGGCAGAAGGTCATTTATCGCTTATTGACGAAAAACGAAGTACTTATTGTCTTGTCTGATGATAAGCAGTTACTGGTAGCTGATGCTTTTACTCGTAGGCGTTATGCTCTGTATGATGACACCTTTGAGATGGTGTCTGTCGGGGATTATACATTTCAGAGGAAGTTTGCTATGAGTGATGTCATCTTTCTTCAGTATAATAACAATCGCTTGCAAGAATATGTATCTGACTTGTTTTCTGATTATGAAAAACTACATACTCGTCTGGTGGAAGCCTTAGCTAGAAATAATCAGATCCGTGGGGTTCTGGCTACAAAAGCGAATGGAACTTTTGATGAGGATAAGAGAAAGAAACTGCAGAGATATGCGGACAATCTTTTTAAGTCCTTTACGTCTAAGACGGTTGCCATTGTACCGACAATGGATGGTGTGGAGTATTCGGAGTTGACCAATACGGTAGGAACTACAAATCTATCAGTTGAAGAGTTGAAGAAACTGAGACGTCAATTTGATGACGAGGTTGCGGATATATTAGGTTTGCCGACGGCTTTGATGCATGGAGATATGGCTGATTTGTCTAATAGCCAGAAGATGTTTAACAGTTATTGTTATGAATCGCTGGTTAAAAAAGTGGGTGACGCTCTAAACCATGCTATGGTGAGTTCGGCTGGATACGCTAATCAGAAAAAATTTGTGATTTTTGGTGAGGGGGGACTGGATAAGTTTGCTCTGGCTGAGAACATAGATAAACTCATCTCATCTGGGGCTATGACTCGAAATGAGGTGAGATTGGAACTTGGTCTTGAGGCTGTTCCTGGTGGGGATTCTTTCCTTATCACTAAGAACTATCAGGGTGAAAACGAAATAGAGAAAGGAGGAAATGAGGATGACAATCATTCAGATTAAGGGAGCGATTGTATCCAATGATGACCGCTGGTTTTATGATTGGATAGACATGGATGCAACTGCTCCTAAGGATATTGTATTGCCGACGACGGGAGAAGATGTGGAGGTGCACATCAATTCTGGTGGTGGTGATGTGTATGCTGGTAGTGAAATCTATACAGCATTGCGTGCTTATCAGGGGCATGTGACGGTGAAAATCGTGGGGATTGCTGCTAGTGCTGCGAGTGTTATCGCTATGGCTGGTGATCAGGTGGAAATTAGTCCTACAGCGCAAATCATGATCCATAATGTATCTGCTGGTGTACGTGGTGACCATAAGGCGCTCTTGCATGAGGCTGGTGTGTTAGAAGGGTTTAATAAGTCCATCGCATATGCCTATATTGATAAGACTGGTAAGGCATTAGATGATTTACTGGATCTAATGGAGGGTGAAACGTGGTTTGATGCTCGTTCTGCTGTTAATCATGGCTTCGCAGATAAGGTCATGTTTGAAAGTCAGGAAGCTCCTGTCTTGGTAGCTAGTCAGACACCTGTGATTCCTCGTGATTTTATCGAAAAAATCCGATCTGCGATGACCCCAGATGTGGAGTTATTGGCGGACTTGGTTCGTGATAGGTTGAATAACAGTTTACTTATCCCAGAAGATAAGAAAAAAGAAGACAAGACGGCTGAACCTGTGGGGTTGGGTCGTTTCCCATTTTAAGAAAGGAAATAAAAAACAATGATGAAACTTGGTAATGAATTTACAACTGCTCGTCAGAACTTTATGAATGCAGTAGAAACTGGTGCTCCTATGGAGGAGCAAAATAAGCTCTATAACGAGATGATTGAGGCATTGACAGATAAGTTGCAAGATGATGCTAGAGAAGCTGCTCGTAAAGAAATCGCAACTATGAATCCATACGATGCACAGTTGACTGCTGAAGCTCGCGAATTTTTCAACAACATTGAGAAACTTCCTCCCAAAGGAATTGAGAAATTGTTCCCTCAGGAAACAATTGACCGTATTTTTGAGGATATGGTGGCAGCCCGTCCATTTCTTCAACACATCGGCTTGCGTAATGCTGGTATTCGTTTGAAATTCCTCAAGTCTAGTCGTACAGGTCAAGCGGTTTGGGGTAAAATCAATGCTGAAATTCAAGGACAATTGAAACAAGAATTTGCTGAAGAAGAAGCGATTCAGTCTAAATTGACTGCTTTTGTTGTAATCCCTAAAGACTCTGAGAAATTTGGTCCGGCTTGGTTGCAATCTTATGTCTCTATTCAAATTACAGAGGCCTTTGCTGCTGCTCTTGAAGCTGGTTATTTGAATGGTGATGGGGACAAGAAACCTATTGGGCTGTCTCGTACTCTTACAGGGACTGCAGAAAGTGAAAAAGTAACTTATGCTGAGAAGCAAGCTCAGAAAAAACCATTGACTTTCGCAGACTCTGCTACCGTGGTAAAAGAGTTGACGGAGGTTTATAAATACCATTCTACAAAAGCTGACAATACCACTCCTGTTGCAGTAGAAGGTAATTTGGTTATGGTAGTGAACCCTGTAGATGCCTGGGATGTGAAGAAGCAATATACGTCTCTCAATGCTCAGGGTGTATATGTAACAGCTATGCCTTATAACCTCATCTTGGTTGAGTCTGTTGCTCAAACTTCTGGTAAGGTGACGACGTTTGTCAAAGGTCGCTACGATGCCTTTGTAGGTGGTGGGATTGAGTTTGGACGATTTACCGAAACCTATGCTTTAGAAGACTTGAATCTCTACACTGCTAAGCAATTTGCTTATGGTAAAGCGCATGATGAAAAGACTGCTGCTGTGTGGACACTGAATATTGGAAAATAAAAGGTGACTAAGGATGGAGATTGAAGCTAAACTTCATTCCCTCCTTGATCCTTTTAAGGAGCGGATGAGAATTTTTCATAGCGGAGAAGATGCGAATCTCTCACGGATGTTAGAAAGTTCTCAAATGGTTATTACCCGCTTGGTAGGAAGTGGGAATATACACGATCATCAAATAAGGGAACTTATCTTAGAACGTGCTCGCTATGTCTATAATGACCAAGTTGAATTTTTTTACGAAAATTTCAAAGCGGATATTTTAGCATTATCGTTAGATAAGATAGAAATGGAGGATAGTGATGATTAAGGTATTAAAAGAGTTTTATGACCTCAAGGAGGGAGTCCTTAGGCAGGTCGGAGAAAGGTTTGAAGCGACAGAAGAACGATTTGCTGAGCTAAAGGAACATTTACCTGGCTATGTCGAGTTGGAAAAGTCGTCCAGAAGTCGTAGCTCTAAGGAAGTAGTGAGTGTAAATGAAGAGGAGTGAGGGACCAAGCTATCGTTACAAAAAGCCTGAGTATCAAAATGGAGACCTGAGAACTCCCCTGACTTTCTATACCTCTAAAATAAAAAAGGGGTTGATGGTCGTGATGTGAGTTACGAGAAGGCTTTTTATACGATGGGGCAAACTTATTCTCCAAGTATGAAAGACGTTGAGATTGCGACTGGAAAAGCGATGAAAGCTAAGATGACTTTGAAGATTCGTGACCCTCTGACAGACTATCAGCCTGAAAATCGGCATTTTGTCGAAGTGGGGGATATCCGTCTAGTTGGTAAGAAATGGCAAATCATTGATGTCCGTCCTGATTATGATAATCGGGATTTTTTGATTGTCCTTATCGGAGGTGGTCGTGATGTCTAGTGGAGTTAATCTAAAAGGATTTGATGATATTTTGAGGAATATTGAGGCTCGACTAGGAGAGCCGGTAGTTCGTAGAAATGTCAACAGAGCCTTGAAGGAGACGGTTGAGGAGTTTGAGCCAACTTTCAAACGGGCTATGGCGGTGTACGCTGACACTGGGAAGACGGTTGGTGCGGTCGTTTATGGAAATGTGACTGGTACATCCAGCGGAGTTCCAATGGTTAAATTAGGTTTTAAAAGTCCTCGTTGGACTCTTATTCACTTAAATGAATTTGGCTATGCAAAGAATGGGCATCCTCGTGGTTTCGGAGTCATGCGTCGCTTTTTTGAAGCGAGTAAGCCGGTCTTTAAGTCTAAAGTCGGCATGAAGTTAAAACAGGAGTTTTTGTAATGATTAAAGACAAATTAACTGAACTCTACGATGCTTTGGAAGAGGATGAGTCTTTATCTGGTATTAGTATCAAGTCTTTTGAGCGTCCTGAGAGCTTGGGAGATGACGAGACCAGTATTGTCATTATCCCTGTAGGGCCTCCAATGCAGACGGCTCATGGTAGTAATACTAGTTTGGCTAAGACTTTTCTCTATCAAATCAATGTAGAGTCTACTAATCGAGTGGAGTGTAAAGAACTCCAAGGAAGAATTGAAAAAATAATGGAAGAACAGGGATTTTATCAGACTGAAGGTGGTTTGGAACAATGGATTCCTGATATTAAGCGCTATGTAGACGTTCGGACTTATCGTGGTATGAGCGCTCTATATGAGAAATACTAGAAAGAAGGAAAAAGAAATGACAGTAAAAGGAACTGCACTTATCGGACTTAAATCAGTCACCATTCGTGTGCATGATGGACAGACTCCAACGGTTGGAAAGAACCTCTTTACGCTAGAAGGTAAAGATAATGAAGGGGCTACACAGACCGCTAGAGTAACTGGATTATCTAGTGACCCTGTAAAGACTTATGGTAGTAATGTTGCTTATCACGTCTCCAATCGAGGAGTCGGGGATGTTAAGGTAGAGATGGGCTTGCTTGATGTCCCATTAGCTTTATATACGAATGCTTTAGGGTATGGCGATGATGATGGTATCTATTACTTCGGTGCGGACACTGTTGCTAAGAATGTTTCCATTCTCATTGAAAGTAATACTGCTGATGGGGAACCGGTTTACTATGGTTTTTATAAAGGTCAGCTTTCTATGGATGCTATTGATTTTGAAACAATCAAGGATAAGGCTAATGAGTTAGCTACTACTAATGTGAATTTTGCTGCGACAGCTAGTTCAGACACTGCAACTAAGGGTCGTTATGGTGCTATTGTCTATGGTTCGGATGCTGAAAAGTTGAAGAAATTGAAGGGTCAACTAAACATGGCTGCTGCAGGGTAGAAGGAGGGCGAAAGCTCTCTTTTTTACCGTTTTTAGAAAGGAAAGTATATGGCTAAGGTTCAATTTACAATCAAAAATGACAAGGGAGAAGATGTCCTAAAAAAGAGTAAGGAAATCACAACTCGTGATTATCGTGACTATTTGGTCATGAACGATTCCTTGACAAGTGATTTATCTGAGGTAGAGAAGCTTGATAAGCAGTTGGGATTTATTGCTAGTTTGTTTGATGATGTGACAGTAGAACAATTACTAGAATACACAGATTTTGCAAAAGTGATTTCTATTTTTACAGACATTTATGCTCATCTGGTAGGTGATGTAGACCCAAAGGAAAAGAGCTAGCACCTGGGCAAGCTATCCAACGTTTTTATGGCTTTATCAAGCAAGTTACAGAGGGTCCTTATGGAATGAGTATTCGCGACGTGATGGATACGAGTTGGGAGGACTTGATGGGCGTTCTTGGAAGTATGAAAACGAGTGAACAAGAAGAAGTGGTTGACTTGGCAGATTTTTTAGAGAGTCTCTAAGTCAGGACTTTACAAATAAAAGACTTAGGAATATAATAGAGCTATATAAGGGAGGTGGAAGATATGTCTCGAAAAGAAAAGGCGCGTAGAAGATATTGGTTTTGGTTTACCATCTTTATCCTTTATCTTGCTTTTGGCTTGTATTGTATTTGTACAAATTTTGGAGATACCTTGGGTATGCTTTTATTATCACCCTTTATCTTTGCTTCCTTGCCGCTCTATGCTTATCTATTTCTTGGTTTGTTTATCTGGGCTTTTATGAGCCTGGCAATGGATGATTTTTATAAAGAATGATGAAAAGTCCGTAAGGGCTTTTTTCTTTGCTCTGAGGAGTTAGGAAGGAGAACAAAATGGCAAGCGGTACGCCGTTAGGAGCAATGTATATCGAGCTAGGGCTGGACGTGTCGAATTTCAATCCTACTCTAACTGGTGCAAAAAACGCTGTAAAGTACTTTCAAAATACTGTCCGTTCTTTGGACAGTACTTTAAAAGGGAATGAAAAAAATGCTAGCTTACTTCAAGCGAAATACAAGACTTTGGGACAAGCCATTGATTCACAACGTAAAGTTTTGGATGAGATGAAGAAAAGTTTTGACAAGCTTGAACCGGGGACAGCTAAGTTTGATAAGGCTGCTGCTGATATTCAGCGCGAGAATGCCAAGTTAGCAGCAATGGAAGGTCAGCTACGTGGTGTTGAAAAAGCTTTGCAAGATGTAGGGCGTGAAAATAGTTGGTCTGGTAAGATGGACGCCTTGAGTGAGAAATTTGCTAAAGGTGGAAAAAAATTGCGGGCTATGGGTGATGCAATGAAGCCTGTATCTGCTGCTTTATTAGCTGGTTTTACACTTTCGACTAAGAAGGCGATTGACTTTGAAAGTCAGATGAATACAACTAAATCTCTGTTAGCTGATACTATTCCAACAGCGGATGAACTGAACAGTACCACACAAAAGCTGGGGGAGAGTTCAAAAAATTGGGCGAAACAGTATGGGATTTCTACTGCATCTATCAATGAAGGGATGCAAGAAATTATCAAGAAAGGTTTTGATGCCAATCAAACAATCGAAGCCATGCCTGCTATCCTAGACGCTGCTAAGGCGTCTGGTGAGGATTTCAATACGGTTATGAACGCCACTACGAATATCTTGCAACAATTTGGGCTATCTACTCAGGATACAGAGCGAGTAACCAATAGTTTAACCTTTGTCGCCAATAAAACGGCTGCTGGTTTCGCTGATATGGGGGCTGCAATGGAGTATGTTGGTCCCGTTGCTAAAAACGTTGGTATGGACTTGGAAGAGACTGCAGCTACTGTTGGTCTTTTGTCCAATAATGGTATTGCTGGTGAAAAGGCTGGTACGGCTCTTCGTGGAGCTTTAACAAGGCTGCTGAAACCATCTAAGCAAAATGCAAATGCAATGGCAAAACTTGGTTTTTCTGCAGAAGAATTTCGTAGTGGTGCGATTAAGCTACCTGATATTTTGGATCGTATCAAAAAGAATACGGAAGGAATGACAGATGCTCAGAAATCGGCCTTGATTGCTACAGCCTTTGGTACAGAAGCTCAGACAGCGATGAATATCTTGGTTGACCAAGGTGGAGATGCTTTGCGTAATCTTGCTAACGAAACCAAGGGGGCGACAACTTATACTAAGGATTTAGCAAATGAATTATCTAAGTCTTCTAAAAATGGTGTGGAACGTTTTAAATCTAGTTTAGAAGTTTTACAGATTAACATTGGTCAGAAATTATTACCCTTACTAACTCCTGTGATTGAGAAGGTGAACCAATTTATCGACTGGTTAAGTAAGGCTCCTCCAGCCGTTCAGAGCTTGGCGGTTGGTATTGGTGGTTTTTTGGCTCTAGGATATCCTTTATTGAACTTTCTAGGCAATGGTGCGACGGCTCTTAGTATTTTGATAAAACATGCTGGTAAATTAGGAGGACTTTTAAAGGGCGGTATCGGTCTTGCTAAATTGACAGAGCGTGCTGGTAAATTAAAAGGACTTTTACAAGGTGGTATCGGTCTTGCTAAGGTAGGAAGTGAAGCCACTGTTTTAGCGGAAGGAGCTGGTGTTGCTGCATCTAGTTCTGGTCTCTTGTCTGGAGCTATTGGGGCTTTGACAAATCCGATTGGTTTGCTGGTGGGTGGTGTTGCTTTACTAGCTGGAGGATTGGTCTATCTAGGGCATAAGAAAGACGAGGCGCGTATTAAGGCTGAGGAATTTGGTTCTCAGTTGAGTGATACTGCAAGGAAAGAATTAAGAGACTTCCAAAGTAAGGTAGATGAAACCAGCAAAGCAGTTGCTAACTTTGGTACACATGCTGGAGATGCTGAGAAAGTCTCTGGGGCTTTTAAAAAGCTTTATGATGAGATTGCTGCTGGTGCCGAAAAGTCTAACCAGAGAATGCAGGAACTGACTGGCAAATGGGGTCTCAGTGAGGAAGACCTCGCAAAAGCTAGAGAGAAGAATGCTCAAATGGTTTCAAATGCTGAAAGCATGATGAACAAAATCAATGATATTTACCAACGTCACAATGGAGATGCTAGTAAGTTTTCTCAAGAAGAAAAAGAAATCATCTTGAATAATCAAAGAGAGATGATAAAAACTAGAATTTCAATGATGAACTTGTCAGCAGAGCAACAGAAGGCTGCGCTTCAGGCTTTGAATGGAGAAATTGGTAGTTTAAACGAGACGCAATTGAAACATACACGAGATGTTTTGAAGAAGTCTCTGGACGAAGAAAAACAACTTTATGAGACTTCTAAAAGTGAGCTGAAAGAGTTGCTGGAAGGAAAGGTTATTGACCAAGAAACCTATAACAAGAAACTTCAAACTTTAGAAACAAACCACCAGCAAACTATGGAAGCCTTAGGGACTAAGTATTATCAGGTTATGCAAAATCTTGACGCTAAGGTAAAAGCTCGGACTGGGCAAAGCTGGAACTACTGGGAAGAAGCGAAGAAGGTTCTGGAAGAATATGGTTTATCTTATGAAGTGATTGGTCAAAAAGCTACAGAAGCTTCTCAAAAAATGGGAGAATCTAATAGTATCCTTGCCAAATACACTAGTGATATGAGTAAGGAAATAAGAGAAGCGAATGATGCTTGGTCTTTACTTGTTGGTAATATTAATGAGAATGGCAACTTTGAGATTAAATCCAATGTAAAAGAAGTAATTGGGGAAGCGACTAAATCTGCTGAGGGTTGGGAGCAATTGCAATTTATTGTTAAAAATGCGAATATCAATTCAAATGCCCGGGCAACGATTGCTGAGGCTTTGGTTGAGTCTGGTAAGTGGTCAACTATGACACTGGAAGAAAAACAGTTGATTGTCCAAAATCAGGCAGGACTGCAAGCTATCTTTGATAGTGAAAACCATCTTAGAATCTGGAACAGTATGCCTGCAGAAGTCAAGCAACTCCTTTTGGAAAATACAGATGTGATGAATAAGGCTGAGGAAGCTTCCAAAGCTCTCTATAACTACGATGCCTTGACTCCTAAACAGAAAGAGTTGCTGGCTACGGATGAGAATTTCAGAAAGGCTGTTGCGCGTTCGACTGACACGCTAACGACTTGGAATGCAACCACACCGTTTACAAAAGATTTGAAACTAGATCCTACAAATGTTTTGAATAACGGGCAATTGTCAATAGATAAAATCATGGCTTGGAATCTATCTAATCCAGAGACTAAATCATTAAATGCTACTGACAATACTAGTGAAGCAGTTGATAGTGCAAAAGCCAGCGTAAACTCTCCGAAACAAGAAAAACCAATTGATTTACTTGCGAAAGATCAGACTGCAGGCGTTAGAAATGAGACGAGTGCGGCTATTAATGCGATTAAGCAAAATAATCCAGTAGATATCCTTGCTAAAAATAGCACTTCCAGTACTGTTAGCGAGGTCAAAAGTGGCGTTAATAGTATTCAAGACAAAACGGTTACAATCAGCGCTCGAGATAATGCTTCTGGTGTGCTTGCAGGCATTAGGTCTTGGATTACTAGGGTAACTGGTGATTTCTTTACGAATGTTTTTGCTAGTCGGCATGCTCATGGTACCAACTACCATCCAGGTGGTCTTGCTATGGTCAATGACCAACGCAATAGTACCTACAAGGAATTAGTTACTCTTCCAGATGGTAGGAGCTTCATTCCTGAGGGGAGGGATGTTCTTCTTCCTCTTCCTAAAGGGGCTAAAGTTTTGCGAGCGGATAAGACCAAACGCTTGATGCGTGAGATGGGTGTTCCTAAATATGTTGCAGGAGTTGGCATTCCGAGTGATGCTAAATTCCTTCGTGAGATGGAAGAAGCACAAGCTAAAATAGTGGTTCAAGCCAAAGGAGAGACAAATAGCAAAGACAGCGATAAAGTCGTGTCTGAGATAGCGATTCTGAGAGCAAGTATGGAGAAAATCCTTACTGCTATCCTTGAAAAGCCGTCAGATACTTACCTAGACGCTGATAAAATTTCAATGAGCGTCTACCAACGTCAAGGTGCAATTTATGCCAGGGAGGGAATGTAATGTTTTATATGATTATCAATGGGTTTAATACATCAACTATCCCTCACTGCGTGGTGACGGATTTTGGTCAGGTGGAGGCAGCTAAACCTAGGGTGGTTGAAGATGCTAACCTCTACGGAGCCAACGGAAGTTATCGGGTGCTGGATGGTGGCTATGAGAGTTATGAACGGACTTTTTCGTTCTATATTCCTAAGTTACTGGATGTTTCTACTATCGTGGAGAAATTTCAGCCTAAGGACAATGTGCTAGAGTTTAGCTACCAGTTGGGGTCTGTATTTTATGCGGATTTTATTGGTGCAACCTATAGCCCTCATGGGATGCATGCCTGGAAACTAGAAATCAAGTTGAACATGCAACCGTTCCGTTATCAGAAAAATGTTGCTCCTCTTATCTTTGCCGCAAGTGGAAATATCAACAATCCAGGCTCTGTCTATAGCGAGCCTGTGATTGAGATTGAGGGAGACGGTGATATTTCTTTGACTATCGGAAGGACAACTATGCACTTGACCGTTAGACGAAAAGTGACCATTGATTGTAGGCATAAGAAACAGAATATCTATAATGCAGATGGCGCGGTTCAAAATACTTTACGTAAACGTGGAGGCTTCTTTGAGTTGGCAGTTGGTAATAACAGTCTGGTCTTTACTGGTTCGGTTCGCAAGGTCACGGTTCGGCCGAATTGGAGGTATATCTTATGATTTATCTTACTGAAGGCAATACACCTTTAAATGAGGCCTACAATGATGAAATTGTCCATTTGGGGAACAATACCTATCAACTGACCTTTCGTTTTCCTACATCGGATACCAAGTGGGAATTACTGAAAGAGGAAACTTTTCTGACTGCAGATGACCTGCATGGTGAGCAGGATTTTTATATTTTTGAGGTTGAAAAGCAACAAGGATATATTCAAGTCTATGCCAATCAGGTTATCAGTTTGTTAAATAATTACATCGTTAGCTCTATCGAGGTTGACCGTGTCAGTGGGACAAGGGTGTTGAGTGCTTTTGCTGGTAGTATTACCAGAGCCAATCCTTTTTCTTTCTTCTCTGATATTGATGATAGGCATACGCTCAATATCAAGGATAAGAATGCCATGGAGGTCTTGGCCAAAGGCAAGCATTCTATCCTTGGTCAGTGGGGCGGAGATATGGTGCGAAACGGCTACAATTTACGCTTGTTGAAGAATGGCGGTTCTGAAAATGAATCGCTTTTTATGTACAAGAAAAACTTGTCCAGCTACCAGCATAAGACCTCAACGAAGTCTTTAAAAACTCGGATAACCTTTAAAACGACTGTTAAGGGCGAGGGAGAAAATGCGGTTGACCATGATTATATGGTGGTGATTGACAGCCCCTTACTTGGGAACTACAGCCAAATCTACGAAGATGTGGTGGAAGTCAATGACCAAGACGTGACAGATGAGGCTAGCTTGATTGAATACGGTAAGCAGTATTTTCGGACAAGTATGTGCGACATGCTAGAAGATAACCTTGAAATCTCGGTTGTCGGTCAGAGTGATGTTGCGGTGCAGATGTTTGATGTGGTCAGTTTCTACCATGAGTAGTACGGTCTTGATGTTCGTAAGAAAATCACCAAATATACCTATTCGCCAATGGCAAAACTCCTAAAATCAATAGGTTTTGGAACCTTCCAGTCCAGTCTTGCAAATGCGATCGGTGGGATTGTAAATGATGCCGTTTTGAATGAAAGCCGAAATCTGCATCAGATTTTTGAAGAACGTTTGAAAAAGGAAATCGCCAACGCTGACCGTGCCTTTGACGCTGAATTTTTCAAGCGTGAGAAAACCATCACGGATGCCATCGAACTTGCCAAGGCCAAAGCGGAAGAAGTCAAGCAAGAACTGTCTGACACTATCAATCAGCGCTTTAATAGCTTTGACAACGGGCCATTGAAAGAAGCTAAGCGCAAGGCTGAGGAAGCTTTGCGAAATGCTGGCGCAAGTAGTTCTCTTGCTCAGGAATCCAAGCGGATTGGGCTGGATTCTGTTGCTAGACTTGAAGCGTTTAAGTCGCAGACTACGAGCGCACAAACGGCTCTGTCAGGTGACTTGGACGCTCTGAAACGGACTATCGTGAATGATATTCGACCGAAGCAAGCACAGGTTGAAGCTGAGATTGCCAAGCAAGTTGAAGCACTTGTTCAGACCAAAAAGAACTGGCTGGCGCAAGTACCCTGCTTGCACAGGAAGCTAAGCGGATTGAGCTGGATTCTGTTGCTAGACTTGAAGCGTTTAAGTCGCAGACTACGAGCGCACAAACGGCTCTGTCGGGTGACTTGGACGCTCTGAAACGGACTATCGCGAATGATATTCGACCGAAGCAAGCACAGGCTGAAACTGAGATTGCCAAGCAAGTTGAAGCACTTAGCCGGACTAAAAATGAACTGGCTGGCGTGAAGTCAGCGCAAGCGACGTATGAGGAGACGACGACTCGTAGACTGTCAGAACTGACCAACTTGGCCAATGGTAAAGCCAGCAAGTCAGAACTCACGCAGACAGCTGAGGAGCTAGCTAGTCGGATTGCGAGTGTACAGGCATCCGGTCGAAATCTATTCTTGAACTCACTATTCAAGCAGGATATTCCAAAAACAGGAATTTGGACAACGAGTACATATACGGCTACTATCGATAGCGAAAGTAAGTATCTTGGACACAAGGCTCTTAAAATTATAGGTTTGAATCCATCTGGCCGTGATGGAGGTAATCCCAAGGTTACTTATCCAGCTCTGGGTCAATTCGGGAAAGTAATTCCCGGAAGTACGACTAATCAAGATGTAACCATTAGTTTTTATGCTAAGGCAAATAAAAATGGAATAATGCTGAGATCTCGATTAGGGAATATCGGATATAAAACTGGAAATGTGACATTGTCGACAGAAATTAAGCGATATGTTGTCCATATTCCAAAAGGTTGGACAAACGAATCCAAGCAGACCACAAATGAATGGTTGTTCAATTTCAACCAGGAAGGAACCGTTTGGATTTGGATGCCGAAGTTCGAAATAAGCGATGTAGATACTTCTTATTCAGAAGCTCCTGAAGATGTCGAAAGCCAAATCTCAACAGTCGAATCGACCTTTAAACAGCGTGCTGATTCACTCGACGCTGGTGTGAATCGTCTGACTGAAGGCCTTAGAACCAAAGTGGATATCAGCGCACTCAACGTGACTGCTGAGAATATCCGGCAATCTGTGAAGAGTCTTGAGACAGACACGCAGAACAAGCTAAATCAGAAGTTGAGTCAGGCTGAATTTGAGGTGCGAGCCGGCTCTATCCGTCAGGAAATCCTGAACGCAACCAAGGATAAAGCCAGCAAGTCAGAACTCACGCAAACAGCTGAGGAACTGGCTAGTAAGATAGCGAGTGTGCAGGTCGGGGGTAGGAATTATATCCGGGGTACAAAGCGCATGATGCTAGCCAGAGGATTGTGGGCATCAGGTACTTTTAGACCGTCAGGCGCTGGGACGGCAAAGACGATTGATGTATCAGACAGTCCAGCAACTGGCTTTGATAAAGCGATACGATTGACCTCAAGCAATGCTAGAGACCAAATAGGTATTGCTCAAGATGGATTTCATATCTCGCAAGGCACATACACGATGTCTTGTTGGGTCAAAGGCAGAAGAGGTCAAAAAGTCAAGCTACAAACTTATTGGCAAGTCAATGATAATTCGGGTATTTCGCCCATCTTTACATTAAAGGATGAAAATTGGACAAAGCTATCGTTTACTAGCGCTAGAAATAGGGCTGGAGTCGCATCAATTGGCTATGTGTATCTCGTAAATGCTGAAGTCGGAGAATATTTAGATGTTCTTGCGCCCCAGCTGGAAGACGGAAGTTTGGCAACAAGCTCAAAAGAAGCTCCTGAAGATATAGAAGGTCAGATTTCAACAGTAGAATCGACCTTTAAACAACGAGCCAACTCGCTCGACGCTGGTGTGAGAAGCTTGACTGAAGGGCTTAGAACCAAAGTGGATATCAGCTCACTCAATGTGACTGCTGAAAATATCCGGCAATCTGTGAAGAGGCTTGAGACAGACACGCAGAACAAGCTAAATCAGAAGTTGAGTCAGGCTGAATTTGAGGTGCGAGCTGGCTCTATCCGTCAGGAAATCCTGAATGCAACCAAGGATAAAGCCAGCAAGTCAGAACTCACGCAGACAGCTGAGGAGCTAGCTAGTCGGATTGCGAGTGTGCAGGCATCCGGTCGAAATCTATTCTTGAACTCACTATTCAAGCAGGATATTTCAAAAACAGGAATTTGGACAACGAGTACATATACGGCTACTATCGATAGCGAAAGTAAGTATCTTGGACACAAGGCTCTTAAAATTATAGGTCTGAATCCATCTGGCCGTGATGGAGGGAATCCCAAGGTTACTTATCCAGCTCTGGGTCAATTCGGGAAAGTAATTCCCGGAAGTACGACTAATCAAGATGTAACCATTAGTTTTATGCTAAGGCAAATAAAAATGGAATAATGCTAAGATCTCGATTAGGGAATATCGGATATAAAACTGGAAATGTGACATTGTCGACAGAAATTAAACGATATGTTGTCCATATTCCAAAAGGTTGGACAAACGAATCCAAGCAGACCACAAATGAATGGTTGTTCAATTTCAACCAGGAAGGAACCGTTTGGATTTGGATGCCGAAGTTTGAAATAAGCGATGTAGATACTTCTTATTCAGAAGCTCCTGAAGATATAGAAGGTCAGATTTCAACAGTAGAATCGACCTTCAAACAACGAGCCAACTCGCTCGACGCTGGTGTAAGAAGCTTGACTGAAGGGCTTAGAACCAAAGTGGATATCAGCGCACTCAACGTGACTGCTGAAAATATCCGGCAATCTGTGAAGAGTCTTGAGACAGACACGCAGAACAAGCTAAATCAGAAGTTGAGTCAGGCTGAATTTGAGGTGCGAGCCGGCTCTATCCGTCAGGAAATCCTGAACGCAACCAAGGATAAAGCCAGCAAGTCAGAACTTACGCAGACAGCTGAGGAGCTCTCTAGTAAGATAGCGAGTGTGCAGGTCGGAGGAATCAACCTCTTGCGTAATACTGCGAGTTTGTTGATTGGCGATCGTTCAAAAGGATGTTGGATGAGTGCAAGCGGAGGAAATGGGCGAGCGATTAGCGTAGAAGTTTTGGATCCTCCCAAAAAAATGATAAAAAACATGATTCGTGTTATTGAAAATACGAATGGTGGAAATAAAGATTTAACTCAACTTGTTAGATTGCGAATTGGTGAAAAGTACACGATTTCTTGTTATGCAAGGATTGCTAGCGATAGCCCAAATGCAAACGTGAACTTGCTATTTCGTTCGTGGGCAAATAATACCGATTTAAATCGCAAATTTCAGAAATCCATCTCTCATAAAAATTGGCAAAAATATTCATTTACATTTACTGCTGATGCAATTGAAAATTCAATTCAATTTGGACAATCTGGCGCAGGAATTATCGAAATATGCGCTCCGAAAATCGAATCAGGAACGTTAGCGACTGATTACAGCGAAGCTCCTGAAGATATAGAAGGTCAGATTTCAACAGTTGAATCGACCTTTAAACAACGAGCCAACTCGCTCGAAGCTGGTGTGAATCGTCTGACTGAAGGCCTTAGAACTAAAGCCGATATCAGCTCACTCAATGTGACTGCTGAGAATATTAGGCAGTCGGTGAAGAGTCTTGAGACAGACACGCAGAACAAACTAAATCAGAAGTTGAGTCAGGCTGAATTTGAGGTGCGAGCTGGCTCTATCCGTCAGGAAATCCTGAACGCAACCAAGGATAAAGCAGATAAGACTTTAGTTGTATCTGAAGCTGGGAAATTGCGTGAAGAATTTTCAAAAATGAAGGTGGGAGGACGGAATCTATGGATAAAATCCAAGACGGTTGGAGCTGTAATTGAAAAATTACCTGAAAACCACGTCACAGGTCAAAAAGAATGCTATAGGCTAGAGAACAACTCTACTTTAACGTTCAACCTTGAACCAGATTTCAGCTCAAGGTTGTATCAAAAGTTACTTTTAGCGCTTGGGTCAAGTACGAAAATGTAGTCCAAGGTCGAAATTTTTGGAATGTATTTAATTGCTTCAAACATTATCTTTTTAGAAAAAATAGTGAGACCGGAGTACAGAGTGGTCCAGATTATGCTACGCTTGGTATGTATAAAGGTTCGGCAGATTGGAAATATATTACATTCACTTATGACTACTCTGAAAAAACAAATTTTGATCAATTGAAGACATCATTGCGATTCAATCTTGAAGGTGCTACAAGCGGTACAGCTTGGGTAACAGGAATCAAGGTTGAAATCGGTAGTGTGGCGACGGACTGGAGTCCTGCGCCTGAGGACGCTGATGGTCTCATCACTGAAGCTAAGGCTACCTTTGAGCGGACAGCTCAGGGCTTGCGAACCGATTTATCAGCTATTCAGGAATATGTAAATAAAGACGGTCAGCGACAGGAAGCCCTACAGCGCTATACTCGTGAGGAGAGCACGAGACAAGCGACAGCAGTCCGTGAGCTGGTCAATCGTGATTTCGTTGGTAAGGCTACTTATCAAGAAGATGTTAAGGGTATCAATCAAAGGATTGAAGCTGTTAAAACTAGTGCGAATAAAGACATCGCTAGTCAAATCGCTAGCTATCGTCAATCTGTAGATGGTAAGTTCACGGATATTTCAAGTCAGATAACTACTTATAAGCAAGATGTGGGCGGTCAAATCAGTGGCCTTTCAAATAGACTTACAAGCAGTGAGCAAGGAACCACTACTCAGATTTCAAATCTTTCAAATCGGATAAACAGTAATAAACAAGGCACAGATAATCAGATTTCAAATTTAAAGACTCAGGTCGCTACAAACAAGGATAATGCTGAACGACAAATGGGTAGAATATCTGATCAGGTTTCTGCAAACAAAGCGAATGCTGATAGTCAATTTGCGAATGTGACCAATCAACTAGTGCGAAAAGTAGAGACTACTGACTTCCAGCGTGTTAAGGAAACCAGTAAACTTTACGAGCGGATTTTGGGCAATACTGAAAATGGAATTGCGGATAAGGTTGCTCGCATGGCTCTGACCAATCAACTGTTTCAGGTTGAGGTGGCTAAAAATGCCAGCAATGGTCAAAATTTGTTGAAAGGCACAAAAGACTTCTCAGGGGGTTGGAAAAACAAGGGTGCAAATTGGAAAAAGCACGCTGAAAAATACAAAGGTGTTGATGTCCTATTTAAAAATAATTCGTGGAATGGCGTTGGACAAGAGATTGATGCAAAAATTGGTGAAGTCTATACATTCAGCTTATGGATGAAGAGCGACTGGAAGAATGATACAGTAAATTTCTATGTAAATAGAAATGGATCTGTTGAGAAAGTTGGGGTGTTCCATCTGAAACATCGGTCGCTATAACAAGTGAATGGAAACGTTACTCATTTACCTTCAAAATTACTGTGGACGGCTTCATCTTTCCTCGTGTAGAACGACTTAATCAAAATACAAATCTATATATTGCAGGTCTTAAACTTGAAAAAGGATCGTATGCAACACCGTACACCGAAGCTCCTGAAGACACGGACGAAGCGATTCGCTCTGTTCAAAGCCAACTAACTGGCTCATGGGCAGTTCAAAACATCAACTCGGCTGGAGATATCATCTCTGGAATCAATCTTGGCGCCAATGGACATAACCGCTTTGTTGGGAAATTGACCCACATCACTGGAGAGACCCTGATTGACAGAGCAGTCATCAAGTCTGCCATGGTTGATAAGCTCAAAACGGCCAATTTTGAAGCTGGTTCGGTCACGACTACGATATTAGACGCTGAAGCGGTAACTGCTGAGAAGTTGAAAGTTGACGATGCGCTTATTAGAAAATTAACTGCAAAAGATGCTTTTATTGACCAACTGATATCTAAACGTATCTTCTCTATTAAGGTTGAGTCCGTCATTTCTAGCTCAACCTTCCTAGAAGCCTATCAAGGCCGAATCGGTGGATTCACACTTGGTCAATTTGACCAGGGTGGCGGTCGCTGGATTTCAGGTGTCAATCAGTTCTCTGTTGGTATGGGGAATGGTGCCGGGTATGGAGTCCGGACAGCCTTCTGGGCGAACTGGGGAAATAATTGGAACTATGCCGGACCTAAAGCATGGAACGTCAATACTGATGGGAAAATGTACTGTAGGAATGAAGTCGGTTTTTATGATCAAGTGGATTTTTCGAATTCATCGAGAGCAAACTTCTATGGGAATACTACTTTTTCTCGTTCTCCTGTGTTTTCAAATGGTATCGAACTTGGAAGTAAAGATGTGCTTGGTGATGGTTGGAATCCCAAAGGCGGAAGGAATGCGGTTGTTTGGTGGAATCAGGTCGGTAGCGGTAGCGTGAAGTATTGGATGGAACAAAAATCAGACAGACGCTTAAAAGAGAACATCACAGATACAGCTGTGAAAGCCTTGGACAAAATCAACAGATTAAGAATGGTTGCATTTGATTTCATCGAAAATAAGAAACATGAGGAGATTGGTCTAATAGCTCAAGAGGCTGAAACCATCGTTCCAAAAATTGTCTCACGAGATCCTGAGAATCCAGATGGCTATCTGCATATCGACTATACCGCTTTAGTTCCTTACTTAATCAAGGCTATTCAAGAATTAAATCAAAAATAGAAAAATGGAGAAAACAATAGCATGAATAACAACATGTTGACCAATATCGCACTTAAAGCAATTCAGGAGCTTGCTCTTGAAAATAGAAAACGAACACACAGATTGGAGAACTTAGAAAATGAACACAGAACAGCTTAACCAAGCCTTACAAATGACAATTCGTGAAATGTCAACAACTTCAACAGATTCGATGATTGCAAGTAATTTCTTGAGTATTCAGTTGAATGAGCAAAGGGAAGAGAATCAAAGACTTCAAGCACGAGTGGATGAGCTGGAAGCTCTGCTTGATGAACAAACTAAACCAGCAGACAAAGGAGAATAGACATGGCAGAAACAATTCAAAACACAGATAACTTGCTAGACCTTACAAAAATCACAGAACCATTTGATCTTGCGAGCGCTTTGCGCTATATGAAAGAAAATGGAGAGTTCATTCGTTGCAAGAATGTAAGCGATGACTTCTATATGTATCGTGATGTTCAAAAACGTCCTGTGATCGTAAATGGCCGTCGCCAACTCAAGGATGTTGAAACCGTTTGGGCATTCAACCAGTGGGGTGGTACAATCGCAACAATCAACGTAGCCGTTCTGTTGAATCATGAATTCTATATCATGAAATTTGATGCAGAGGGCAATCCTGACTGGACGGTTCCAACGGTAGAACCTAAAGAATAGGAGGTTGTATGCCAATTGAAGAAGCTGAAAAAATCGCTCAAAGTCAGGTAGCTTGGGCGATTTTGTTTATCTTGCTTTTTTTATTATCATTCGATATCTTATCAAGACTTCGGACAAGCGAGAGAAGAAGATTATGGATTTGCACGAGCAATCAAAGGCCGACTCTAATAGACGAGAAGAGCGTTTGATGACTCACCTAGAAAAGACCACTACAGAATTAACCACAATCACTCACACGGTCGGAGACATTCAAAAAGAAATGGTTCGCATGAACGACCGCATGGAAGAAATCGAAAAAGGAGAATAACAAATGCAACAAAT